AGTCCACCGGAGTAGATGGCGGGCCAATTTTGTTCGAGCCAGGCCGCGAGCCAGGCCCAAGTATCCGGTTTGTCAGGCATGCGCATAATTCCGCTGTCCGAAGGTGGAGGTAGAAAGCTTATCGGTGCCCAAGTGGCGGGCGGTTTGAGTCAGTCCCATAGGTTCACCATCTGGCGCTGCTCGGCTTGCGGCGGCGCTTCGGGCAATTGCACCAAGGTGCCGTGTGGCAGAGTCGTTCCGAAATCGGCCAACCCGGGGTTCGCCTCGAGCACGGCTTCGGTGACGCCCGCCGTGCGCCCGTAGATCCGCCAGCAAATGGCATCGACGGTGTCGCCCTGGTTGGCGCGCAGGGTTGTGGCCATTAGATGAGCTCCACGGTGCTATGCCCGACGCCGAGCAAATCGCGTATCGAAAAGCGCGCGTCGCGGCGGTATTCATCTATGGAGGGGGTGAGCTCGTCGGCATTGCGGTTGCCGTCTGCAGTGCTATCGAAGCTGCGGTACCGCTCGGACAGTTCGGCAGCTGCCGTGCAATAGATGGCACGACGGTAGATGAGCACCAGGCAGCTTTCGTCATTGATGCGATCGGCCGGCACGTCTGCCAAGACGGCATGCCCGCTGGCTTGATGGCTGGCTTTGAGTCCGCGCAGCTCCTGGTTGACCTGTATCAGCGCGCTGACGGTGGCTACCTCAAGACGAGGGTCACTGATGGAGCCGTCCAGGCGAATGGCGGCACGAAGCGTGGCGCCATCGATATCCGGCCAGAAGCCATCGTTGGTGATGACGTAGGCTTCGGCTGTGTTGCCAGTGGCAATAAATCCGCTCATGTTTCGGCCCTAGGTCGGCGGTGGCCGGGGCGTCACAGCAAGGAAAGGAGAAAATCTGCTGATCAGCCCCGGGCCGCCGGGGTTGCGGGGTACGCTCGGTTAGCTCCCTGGTGGGGGAGCAATCTTTTTCAGGAGACGTTCAGCGCCTTCCAGATCCTTCTTTCCACCGCAACTGTTGTTCAGCTCGATGGCGCGTTTCAGCAGTTCGATACCGGCCATTACCTGACCAGGTTGACCAGGGTTATCGATATCCAGCCCGGCCACGGTTGCGCGTCCTGTGGCCAAGTACAGCTTGGCCTTGGCCTCGTCCGGCATGTCGTGCTCGGCGCTCAACTCCATGGTCCGATGCAAGACGGCCAAGTCGAAGCCACCACCAATTTTCTGAGCCGTCAGAGCTGCCTCGGCGATTTCCTCCGCGACAAGGCATCCGGTCGTCCGTTCGAAGCGATCCGGCATCAACAAATTGTGCTGCAACACATACGTTGCAATGTCTAGCGCGCCGCTGTAATCGGAGGCATCGATCCGCCAGATCATGATGGTGGTGAGTACTTCGTCCTGGGCGCCGTTGCCCGTCGCCAGAACACCGTCGACGTAAGGCACATAAGCCGGCAGCAGCTGCAACTTGAGCGCGGCTTTGCCTTCGTTCGACTGGATCTGTTTGAGGCGCAGACGGTCCTGCAGCAACTGGGCCAGCTGCATTTCGTAGGCCGTTCCGCCCGCCATCGAAACGGCGGGCGAAGCGGCAGCTGCCTCCTGTGAGGCTAATGCCTTTAGCCGGTGACGTTGAGCGAGGGAGAGGCCCATGGTTATGCGGCCTCTTCGATGTTTTCGACCAGGGCCCCGAGACCGAAGTCTTCGATCACGTAGTCTTCGTTCGACGACTGGTAGTCGGCGACGCGATCGCGCTCAGGCTCGTCTTTGGTCATGCGTCGACGGCTGCTGATCTGGAAGTAGATCGACAGGTTCTTCAGCGTGGTGATCATGATGCCGCCATCGATGAAGAACGGCGCATCTTCGATCGGCAGGCCACCCAGAGTGCCGTTGGCGATGATTCGCGCGGCTGCCAGTTCGTTCTCGTTGTCGGCCGCGCCTTCGATGTTGGCCAGGAACTTCGCATGCAGCAGGTTGCGATCGACCAGGACGACCAGATCGGGGCGCTTGCGGTGCCATGGGTCCAGCAACTGGATGGCGTCGTAGACCAGACCGTCCAGGGTTTTGTAGTCACCGGTGGGGCCGATGGTGACTTTGCCGGCGACCTTACCGCTGCTCAGCACACGCTCTGGCGCTTTGGTGCGGTATTTCTCCAGCCAGCCCACGTTTACGTCTTCCAGCAGCGGGTGGGCGGTCCGATCGGTGGTCTCAGCAGCACTGGTGCCGTTGAAGCCGATCATGATGCGATCGAGCGCCTGGCGCTCAACGATTGCTCCCGACAAGCGAGCCTGAAAGTCCGGGAATTTTGCCCATGCATCCAGCAGTGCATAAGGAATCGCGGTGTCGAAGTCGGTTTTTTTGCAGCTGTAGGTGTCGTTCTTCAGCGAGCTCACACCGCGAGGGTTGCGGGCGGTCTGATTGGTGTTGGTACGGCCCGCAATGGTCGAGCCGACGCCCAGAACAATCGCCTCGCCGTCTTTCTCGTCGACGCCCAGCACGTTGATTTTTTTCAGGAAGTCGCTGGACTCCTGAATGGCAGTCTCCAGCTTCTGCTGAACAGAAGGGGTGACGGTGAACTTCTCCGCCACCGATCCGACGGAGTTGATCGATGCTACCTGTTTGGTAAAGCCATTGAAGGCGATCCGTGTTTCGTTACGCATGGTGTTCTCCTGTGGAGCTCGTAAAGGGGGGCCGACGTGATCAGTAAGCGGTTAGCACAGCGCCGTCGTTACCGGTCGCGGGTGGACGTTTGGTTTGGCTGTGGTCCTGGGTGTCGCCCAGGCGCTTGATCAGTTCGTTGAAGTCAGTGCTGAGCTTGTCCAGGCTGGTTTTCAGTTCTGCGGAGAATTTTTTCTCAGCCGCCAACTGGTCGGGCAGATCCTTGACGTGCTCGGCGACGGCTTCAACGGCTTGGCTGATCTGGGCGAACTCGCCGTCATCCTTGGCCTGTTTGCCGGAGAGCAGGGCTTGCACCTTGCTGAACAGCTGGGCACCGAGACCGGGCTTTTCTTCGATTTCTTCAAAGGTGAGTTCGGTTTCCACGGCCTCGGTAAACATCGAGCTCGCGGAGTAGTGGCGATCTTTGAACGGGCTCGCCTCAGGTTTTTGAGCTGAAAACGCGAGTACGTCGGTACCGAGACTCGCCGGGGAATCGGTCACAGCGAGACCGACGATGTAGGCCTCGCCGGTGTCGGCAAAGCTGTCGTCGATTTCGATGGACGTGTACATCTTCTGTTTCGCCTTGTTCATGGCGATCAGGTCAGCGGTCGGTTCGATCTGGGCAAAGAGGGCCAGCTTGGTCTGGCCGTTGATCTCCACTTCCTCGGTTTTGACAGCAGTAACATCGCCGTAGGCTTTGAATGGACTGTCAGGCAACAAACTGCGGAAATGCTCCAGCCAGATCCGAGCGCCATAGGTGTTCGGGTTGAAGTTTTTGGCAGCCTGTTCCAGCCAGCTGCGTTTGATGGTGCGCTTGTCCGAGGTAGCGCCCTCAACGGCGACACGGAACCAGTTGCTGCGAAATTTCTTCATGTCGGGAAATCCTCAAAGCGATTCTGCTAAATGCAGTTGCGTTGAGGTACATCGTCGGCAGTAGTGTCATCCCGGGCAATCAGTGCCAGTTGTAGGCCCTTTGGTTACATGGCACATCGCTACGCCTTCACGCGCGCGAGGCGTCAGCATCGCCGCCATGACGACAACCGAAGCCACTCCCATCCGCGATAACCGCCGTCAGGCCAAGTTCCTCTACTGGACTGGCCTGCGGATCTGCGCGATCGCAGAAATGCTGGGTGAAAAGGAAAAGACCGTTCATGCGTGGAAAACGCGTGATGAATGGGATCGGGCCGATAACGTGGAGCGCATAGGCGGCGCCCTGGAAGCGCGTCTGGTGCAGCTGATCCTGAAGGACAGCAAGACCGGTGGTGATTTCAAGGAAATTGATCTGCTGCACCGTCAGTTGGAACGGCAAGCCCGTATCGAACGGTACAAGGCCGGCGGTACCGACACTGACCTGAACCCCAACCTGGCCAAACGCAACGAAGGGCCAAAGAAGAAATCGGCTCGCAATGAGTTCAGCGAAGAGCAGATCGAGCAGCTGACCGAGGCGTTCAAAGACGGTTGCTTTGGCTATCAGCTGGACTGGTACCGGGCTAGCAATCAGCGCACCAGGGCAATCCTGAAAAGCCGGCAGATCGGCGCCACTTACTACTTTGCCAGGGAGGCGTTCATTGATGCCCTGGTGACCGGGCGCAACCAGATATTCCTGTCCGCGTCGAAGAACCAGGCGCACATCTTCAAGGCGTACATTCAAGGCTTCGCCCGCGAGGTTTGCGGTGTTGAGCTCACCGGTGATCCGATCATCCTGGCCAACGGCGCTGAGCTACATTTCCTCGGCACCAATGCCCGAACCGCTCAGGGTTACCACGGTAATTTCTACTTCGACGAATTCTTCTGGACCTTCAAGTTCAACGAACTGAACAAGGTCGCCAGCGGGATGGCGATGCAGAAGCAATACCGCCGCACCTACTTCTCGACACCATCGAGCATGGCGCATGAGGCCTACACGTTCTGGACCGGCGAGCGCTTCAACAAGGGCAAGCCGGTGGCCCAGCGGTTGAAACTCGACGTGTCGCACGATGCGCTGCAGCAAGGCCGTTTGTGCGAGGACCGGATTTGGCGCCAGATCGTCACCATCCTGGATGCCGAGCAGCGGGGATGCGATCTATTTGACCTGGAAGAGCTGCGCCTCGAGTACAACGCGGACGCCTTCGCGAACCTGCTCATGTGCCAGTTCGTCGACGACGGGGCGAGCATCTTTCCTCTCAATGTCCTGCAGCCCTGCATGGTCGACAGCTGGGTCGAGTGGTCCGAGGACTACAAACCTTTCGCTGCGCGTCCGTTTGCCGATCGGCAGGTGTGGATCGGCTACGACCCAGCGGAAACAGGCGACAGTTCTGGCTTGGTGGTCGTGGCACCGCCGTTGGTACCGGGTGGGAAATTCCGCGTGCTCGAGCGCCATCAGTTCCGAGGGATGGACTTCGCCGCGCAGGCCGAGGCGATTCGCCAGGTCACGATGCGCTACTGGGTGACGTACATCGGGATCGATATCACAGGCATGGGCTCTGGCGTGGCCCAGCTGGTGCGCCAATTCTTCCCCAATGTAACGACCTTCAGCTATTCCCCCGAGGTCAAAACGCGCCTGGTGCTGAAGGCCTATGACGTGATCCACAAAGGGCGCCTGGAGTTCGATGCCGGCTGGATCGACATGGCCCAGTCGCTGATGGCGATTCGCAAGACCATCACGGCCAGCGGCCGGCAGTTCACCTACACGGCAGGTCGCACCGACGAGACCGGACACGCGGATCTCGCCTGGGCGCTTTTCCACGCATTACAGAACGAACCGCTTGAGGGCCAAACCTCAACGAATACTGGCTTCATGGAGATTTACTGATGAGCAACAGCCGCAGCGAAACCACGCAATCGTCCACTTCAGCCCCGGCCGAGGGACAGTTGCTACCGGCAACGGGCGGCAGAATGGAGGCCTTCACCTTCGGTGACCCCACGCCAGTCCTTGATGAGCGGGGGATTCTCGACTATCTGGAGTGCTGGCTGAACGGCCGGTGGTATGAACCGCCGATGTCCCTTGATGGGCTGGCCAAGTCCTCCCGGGCCAGTGTGTTCCTGCAATCTGGCTTGAATTTCAAACGCAATATGCTTGCCCGCACCTTCATTCCCCACAAGCTGTTGTCCCGTCAGACCTTCGAGCAATTCGCCCTGGACTTCCTCTGGTGCGGCAACGGCTACCTGGAAAAACGCGAGAACATGCTGCGCGGCACGCTCGGCCTGCAGCCCGCCCTGGGCAAGTACATGCGCCGAGGCGAGGATCTTGAAACCTATTACCAGGTACGCGGCTGGCGAGACGAGTATGAATTCAAGCGCGGGACGGTTTACCACCAGCGCGAGGCTGACATTAACCAGGAGATCTATGGCCTTCCGGAGTGGTTGCCGGCGCTGCAAAGTGCGCTGCTCAACGAGTCCGCCACCTTGTTCCGGCGCAAGTACTACAACAACGGCAGTCACGCCGGTTTCATCATGTACATGACCGACACCGCGCAGAACGAGACGGACGTTGCTGCGTTGCGCAGCGCGCTGAAGTCGGCCAAAGGACCAGGAAATTTCCGGAACTTGTTCATGTACGCCCCGGGCGGAAAGAAGGATGGTATTCAGTTAATCCCCGTCAGTGAGGTCGCGGCGAAAGACGAATTCGGCTCGATTAAGAACATCAGCCGCGACGACATGCTCGCAGCGCTACGCATCCCCCCTCAGTTGATGGGCATCGTGCCGCAAAACGCAGGAGGTTTCGGCTCGATCAAAGAGGCCGCGCAGATCTGGGCAATGAACGAGCTTGAGCCGATTCAGGCTCGGTTACAGCACATAAATGATTGGCTTGGTGAGGAAGTAATTACATTCCGGCCCCTAGATTAGGCCGGAATGTCTACAAGTTAGTTATTCTAGATGGCTGGTTTTAAAACTTTTTCCCTGACGCTATCAGATAACAGCTCTGGATTTAACGAGCCGGAATTTATAGCGTCAAGCAGCAACGCCTTAATTTTCGTGGCGGTAAAGCGATAGACTTTATCGGCTCTTATTTGAGCGGCGATAGATTCGGAAATGAAAGCTAGATTGTTCACATTTAAAGCAGCGAGGTCTCGATGAGAGTCAACCAAATCAGTACATGGAGTCTTGCCTGGAGTAGTTTCAATAGTGATGTTGCCGGAAGTAAGTTCAGACTCGTCAACAATGACTACATCAATTTTCGAAAGAAAGTCATTGCTCGCAGCCATGGCTAAAACGCCTTTGCTGACTTCTTGTTCATTTTCAATTCGCCAAACGGAAAGTGTATTGTCATCAGTTTTCAAACATTGAGTGATTGCGTCTGCATTAATTGGCAAGATTTCATCACTCACAGCCCACTTTCCCATCGCAATCTTACGAACGAGATAGCCCATGATTATTCCCCGCAAAAATCGGATATTACTTCCAGCCTGTAATCATCCAACCATTTGGGAGTTAGCTTGTGATGCTTGAGGTTTCGAATAAGATCAACGTTCTCCCAATACTCAAACGCTCTTATCGCACATTCTTTGATTTCCGTTGACCGGTGAGAAAGGGCACCAACGGCAATCATCTCGTTCATTGGGTGAAATACTTTCATATCCATGTGGGAAATTAGGTTTAAAATCCCTATGAGTCGGCGATCATTTCCGCGACTTGCGAGGAAAACTTTTCCAGTCTCCACCTGAATCATCATTGGATTGATCGCCAACCATTTTTCCACATAATGATCAGTCGCTGATTTAATGCCAGGCTCAAAAAAATCGTTGTCGAGACAGTCCTCTAGTCCCTTTCTGAACGAGTCTGCTTCCGTTCTCTCTACACGAACTTCGTTATCTTGAGTGACGGTAGTTGACGCACCTTCGAAACGAATTTCAGGTGGAGAGGCTAAAGTCTCACCTTTTTTGTCGCTAATAGTTTTTGGAACAGATTTTACAGTGAGACTTTGACTTCTTAGTGAGGTTGCGGCCTGTGCTAAAATTGATGCCGTAAGTGACCTAATCATTCCGTCTGAATCAGAATGTTTATGCATAAGTCACCGCCGTTAAGCCATTATAAATGGCCTTGTCACGGGCTATTGATTGCTCAAGAAAATCAGAGAGTACATCTAGGGATGGATTTACTCTCTTTTCGAGTGGGATGTTGATGTCGGTAGTGAGATGTAAAGTATCAAACTCACGAAGGCCGGTGTGGTCACCAAGTTGAACCTTAACTTTTGAAATGTTGTAAATAACATTCACGTCTTGGTCTACATTTTTGTCGAATCGATCTAAGACTACGTTACGAATGTTCCACTCTACAACTGGCTTATCCGGAAATATAGTAAATGCTTCTGTGGTGAATTTTTTTCGAAGCGTCTCAAGCTTTTCAGGTGTAATCGGAGCCAAGAACCTTTCAGCCGCAAAGCCAACTCTGTTGAACGTAACTCCTAGAACTTTCTTAAGCGAAGTCGCTATCTGATTGACTTGCACGCAAAAACTTTCTGCGTTGAGCGAAGCCCCTGGTGAGTTAGGTAGGGGCATAACTAAGAAGTCGATTCTATTTGAAAGAAAATTCACGCTAATACCATTTCGCATTGATTGGAGCGACAGTCTAGGCTCTAAGCGATTAGTGTTAGGGTCCATTTCTTGGACGTTTCCTGATGGAAGCATCCCCAATTGAAAAAATGCACTAATGCAATCTTTAATGATTTCTTCAGTCGGAGTTATATGAGAATAGTCTCCAAATAGAGAAACTTGAATTTTTAGATTTGTTTCGCCTTTCAACGTCCTGACTCCCTTGGTGACGTATAGCCATCCCGCCTTATACAGGTAATGGCACATTCCTATCAATCTCGATCAGTGATTAGGGTAGCTGACCCCGTCGATTATGGAAGGTGATCCCGTTGTTTTCCCAATGAACGTTTGATATGAGGTCAATTCATCCATGGGCAAGTCCTATCCGACGACCGGTGCATGTGAAGCTATGAGGAGCATTTTGTAGGTTGCTGAACCATCAAATATCAACGCGATAGGGCGCTTGATTATTACAGTGGATGCTCCAGTTGCCACGTCGTGGCCGTATTCTCGAATGTCACATACAACCCTTCGATGCTGGCAGCGTTTAGCGCTTTTACCGTTTCCAGGCCCAATACAAAGCCCTCGGCACGGTCACTGGCGCGTAACAGGTCGTCCGTGGTGGAGGCTTCGGCGATTTGCATCAATAGTTTAAGAGCCTGGGCTCTTACCGGCTGAGGCCAACTTAGTGCAGCTAACAGTTCGTTCCCGCCTGAAGCGATCATGGCTCCGTTGAATCCGCTTCCGCGTGCAAGCGATCGAGGGCGTCACTCAATGCTCGAAGCGCAGTGATGTGTATGCGTCGCAAACTAAAATCGTTGATCAAGTCTTCGTAACCTAATGCGGCCATTTAGCCCTGAACCTGCTGATACGACTGTCGCGCACCGTTTTGGGATGTGATCGGCCGGGCGGGGGGGCTTCACCTGGCGCGCGCCGTCGTCCCCCCGCCACGCCTGCGGGCTAAATAGGGCGCTTTTTCTGCACTCCCTGCAGGTGCTGCGACGCGGGCCTGGCTGGGCTTGCTCTGGCATTGATAGGAGTGAAAAAGCCTGCGAATCCCTGCGAGGGTAGGCTGTTTTGAGGGCGTGGTTGGAGCGAGGTCTCAGGGCGATTCTGAGAGGCGGCTCGGGGAAGGGGTTAGTTTTTGAAAATGGGGGAATGGCTGCTGTGCAGGCCCCGTGTTTGTTGGGCTTGGGCGCTAACTTTGGAGGGTTAGTTATGGTTAGGTTTGAGGTTAGTAAATTGCAAGGTGCTGATTTATAAGGGTTTTATTTAATGGGTTTTTAACAGTTATAAAGGTTAGGAAATTACCTCTCATAACCCTAAAGCTAACCTATGGCATCGACTGCAAAGCCGCGCATTACAAGGCTTTCAGGAGGATCGGCAAAAAACTAACCGTCCTAACCGTTTTCCGATGGGTCAACATGAAATGCCGAAAGCACCTAGGGGGTGGGTGCTGGCCAGGTCCTTCTGTTGTTTTGTGCGTGCAAACACACAAACGGACCCCAATACAGCCCCCAACTGATTGCAGTCACGTATATGCACCGCTGGAGGCCTTGAAAATAGTGGAGCGGGTGAAGGGAATCGAACCCTCGTTATCAGCTTGGGAAGCTGATAACGAGGCGTGAGATGAGCTATCACTGATTCTGGCAGTCAACGCTTCTGAGAGTTCTAGCGACATTTATACATTCAATTTATTCGTAATCGTCAGTGACGAGTTCTCTCGCGGCTTGATAGATTGAGCAGCTGTTTAGATAACTTTTACAGAAGCCGGAGTACTTTTCGTCGCTGTATGAAAGTTTTTCAATTAGTTCAATGGACTCTGCAATCCTTCGTAGTCGTTTTTTTTGCTGGAGAGAGGTCTTGCAGTTCTTGTATTCTTCCATGGCGTCTTCAATGGCTTCAGCGAACGCATGAAGACTTGATAGTATTTCACCCCTCGGTCGCATCAGTCTAACAGAGTTCAAACTGCACACAGTGATAGTATTCTTGGCGAGAGCGTTATCCGCAATGGGCTTAATTCTGATGTCTTCATAATAAAAAAATAAATCAGGATCGGAATCATATGGATTGACGATTGGGGAGGTGCCTGTGTCATGGTTCGATTTACTACTATTGCATTTTCTGCACGAAGGCAGAAAGTTGCTCCACTCGAATGTGAGTTGAGGGTAAATCGATTTTGGTTTGAAGTGTTCAACTTCGATATTTCCACCTTCACCTGGTTTGCATTCACAGAAGGCGCACTTATCTTTTGAGCTTTCAAAAAGATGTTGCTTTATTAGATCGTTTCTATAGTGAGATATTAAGCTGGTTTTTTCTAGTGCTGGAATGTTGCTATATTTTCCATATTTTATAATCGCGAGATCTAGCGCCTGCTGCCACACATGTTGACTGGTATTTAAAATCTCTGGCTTTTTTCCTCTTTCAAGTTTAATCATTGTAGGTCGCCACTTTAGCTGCGAGATTTGCTTGTAGTACAGTTACAATTGTGTCGCTTGGATGTGCGACTGCCATCAGTTGGGATATCGCAAGTTTGAGCTCGCTTGGCGTACCGGATTCAACGAGGTCAAATGCCTTATTTACAAGCGTCTCATATAACTTGTTTTCAAGGCTTTTAACGCCCATGACTTCGGATAGAATTTGGTCAGTATTCCACCCCGAATAGGTGTGCAACGTAGGTTCCAGGTTGTATTCTTTATTTCCAGTTGTTTTTTGCATCGCGATAACCTCCCCGGGTTCTGCTGAAGCCAGAAGGTGAGGAGAGTGGGTCGTAACAATAAATTGGAGATTAGGGAATATATTTGACAAGCCTTTTCGCAAGGTGAATTGCCATTCTGGATGTAGATGCAGATCTAGCTCATCTATCAAAACCGTGCCCGTCGCAGTGGACACATTACGCTCACCCTCAACTCGACTACCTTCAATCCACTCAAAAATGTTTGCGATTATAGAAAGGATAGCCTGAAATCCGGACGATAACTCTTCTAAGTAACATTCATCTCCATAAATGGAGAAAACTGGTTCCAAGTCCCTTCCGGTTTTCAGATATGAAAAATTGCTGTCAAAGGGTGCGATTGTTGGGAGGCTGGCAATCAAGTGGTACCAATTTTCGCGCTCTTCTTTTGCCCATTCTTTTTCAATGATGAAGTCTCTATTGACTATCCATTGTTTAATGTCATGTTGGTGTTCTCCGTGAAGGGACCGTGTAGCATTTGAAGAGTAAGAGCTGCGTTTGGCTGAGAGCTCTAGTTCTCGTTGCATACCAGCGATCTGCTTGTATTTAACAGATCTATTCGCTCCTAAAAATAACGGGCAAAAAATTGCAGCGTTGTTAGTGTAGTCATGAGGAACTAAAGCGACGCGACCTGCTTCCTGTGGAGGCATGTTCCATGATTTTATTGTTGATTTTCTGTAGTCTTGCTGAGTAAGTGAGTATTTGCCCATTCCCAGTCTGTAATTTGAGCTTTCTGAAGTAAAGTCAACCCAATACTCTGAGTTCTCCTCTACTCTAGAATGCTCGAGGCCTCCATGATAAAAACAGTGTGATATGCAAGTGAGGACAGAAGTTTTTCCGCATCCATTGGGGCCTGCAATAAAATTGAAACCTTTGTTGAATTTAACGTTAAGTTCGCCGAACTGGCGTACGTTTCGCACATGTAGACTTTCGATGTACGCGCTTTGCAATTGTATATTCCTTGTTCATTGAGCTGCATTTTTAAAATTACTATCACGTGGTTAACAGGGCGGCCGCTTTTAGTGCTATAGCCTCGTAGTAATTAGCGCCACAATCATTAAGTTAATGAACTCTTTGTTTTTGCTTTTCTTTTTTTACTCCATGTATTTTGCTTGCGACGACCGCCATCCGCGCTGCTCGACCCAGATTGACAATTCGATTCGTCCGTCAGCAAGAGAGCGTAGCAGCTTCAGAGTTTAATAGAGTTGGACGCTTTTAAGGAGGCTGGATGAATCATCAGTCGGCGTTTCCTTATTCAGGCGTCATCATGACCGCCAACGTCATCTTGATGAATTCCTCATTGCGGTCGATCGCGACCAGCGCACCGCGTACATTCTCGGCGACCTCACTTGCGCCGCGCAGCTCGATCCAGTTCGAAAGCTCCATGATCGCTGCTTCGAGGGCAAGTTGGTTTTCGTTGATTTTGAAAAGCAGGGAAGGGAGCAGATCTGAGTTCGGCACGGTGTTTCCTCCTTTGAAGAGGAAAGCGTAGCTGATCATATGGCTGGCGCAATTGGTACGAAACTGGTACGGAAATTTCAGTGCGGGTATGTAGGCCCTTGTTTTAAAGCGGGGAGCTGAAAGTCAGTTCAATCCATCATCGGTGCAACCGAAAACCGGCGGGACAGCGGGGCGGGTGTAGCGTTGTTTACGGACATGGGGGATCTGGAATCGGTGAGGCTGGGAGGTGGGGGAGTTTATCAGGATTGGGCTTGC